CTAAGCGCCGAGGTAACGTCCGAGCCCGGGCCAGGCTGAGAGCGGCAGCGCATAGCCGATCAGGCAGCATTGGTCCAGCGCGAACAGCACCACCGAACCTAGCTTTAGGCCTTTTGCCATGCGAACCTCTTTGGCCCACGGTGTGGTGTAGTTTCCAATGCCCACCAGATGCGCGCTGTTGGCTTGTGTGAATCCTAACTGCCCTGGCAGATCGATCGATGTCGTCGCTTTATCCAGATCGTAGTCTCCCGTATAAGTAAAGTTCTCGGTCTTGAAGCAGTTGAGGTTCGCGGGAACCCACTGGGCCGGAAGGTTAATAACGCTAGTAAGTGGGGCGTCGTTTGTATCCGGGGGATACAAGACCTCGAACTGCGCATTCGCATACGTCTGCCGAACGAAAGCCATAATCGCGGCAGTGAATTGGCCGATCAACCCCGGTAAGAATGCGGATTCCTGCGGATAGGGCGACGGATCGTTGCTCGGATCAGTGAAAACGTGCATGGGGCGCCCGTATTGCGATTGAAAGGTAGTAGTCGTGTAAGTGTCGTAGAATGGCATTCCACTGTTGGGGACTGGTGTCCAATTGCCATTTGCGGGATCTGTCGGCGGGCAGAAGTACCACCACTGCACTTCGCCGAATTGCAAGTAAGGGGTCATTCCGGCCGCAGACATGACGTTCGCCATGTCGAGATACACCTGCTGCCAGAACCCTAAACTCGTTGGCGAGAAATTAGTCTGCAGTGCCGGCGTATTCACTTCAACGGGACTGCTGTCCGGATAACACTGTGCGATGCCGGCCGACGCCGATGGATCTCCATTCCCCAACTCGGTACTGAACGAAGCCGTCGCCGCGATCCCATAGCCGTTCAGAGCGGTAAAGAAGCTCTGGCTCCAGTCGCGCGCAGCCCGATTCACCCTGGGCACGGCTGTCAGATCGGTGAACCAAGTCCCATCCACACCTCCCGCGAGCGGGCCGCTGCACTGCGCCTGTAGAGTCGTGCTGCCGCCCACATCCGCGGTCAGTGTGAGTCCGTCGCCCGCTGTTCCCATTGTTCGCGCGGTGATGGTCAGCACTCCTGCATTCGCCTGCGCCCATGTGCCAGTTGAGCCTTCGTTGATCTGTAACTGGAATGCCAGCGCTAGGCTCGCCGGTGTATCGCCAATCAAGTTCAAATGCGTCAGAACAGTCGGCCCCAGCGAGATCTGCGTCGTTTTTCCAAACTCCGACGTGCCCGAGAATGTTATGGCCCCAGTGGCGTACTGCTGGCCGGCGCAGACCAGTTCGTAGAACCACAACGCGCCTACGTAGTGATTCGCCCGGCCGGTGAACCCCAGCGCCTGGATCTGCCAAGCCGTCCGCTCCGGCGCCAGCGCTTGTGAGTTGAGCGTGTCCCAATCGGTGGCCAAAGTCGATTGCGGATCCGCCGCGAAAGTGGGCAGATTCTGAGTCGGTATCGCGACCTCGAAGAAATCGAAGTAAAACGGTTCCCCTGTGGCTCCCGTATGTGTGACCGTGACCGTATGCTGCGTCTGCCCGGTCAGCGTACCCAGGTCCCATCGCACCAGAACATCTTCGCCCGCAAGCGCTACTGTCAAAATCTGTACAGGATTCTGATCCACTTGAATCGAAAGCTGCGCGGCGGTAGGTATCCTTCGCGTCCCCAGATTCAAGTTATGGTCCTTGGGCGACTGGTAGGAATACCTTATGCTGGCTCCGGGTACAGTTGCATAACAGATTGAACCGCCAGAGTAGTTGCCAATAGACGACGTCCATTGGCCCGTGTAACCGATCGAGCTATCGTCGTCCTCCACGCGCCAGCTTCCCGGTCCGGCCACTTGATAAGTGCGGTTCGAACCGCTCACCGTCCAGTTAGATATCGTCACCGCAAACTCACTGCGCGCGAACTCGCCTGCTTGCAAGTCCGCCGCCCAAGTCCAGCGCATCTTGCGCACGGAATTCATGGGTACGGCAACCGTAGCCCCCGTTTCATCAACGCCGGTGATTGCGCTGAAGTCCAGATTGATTTGCCACTGACTCGGCGACACACCGTCGCTCAGAAGCTGCCAACCCGGTTGCCAGCTCTCCTGCGGCCCCCCGGGCATAGTGCTGTAGACGTTTCCATAAACGCCGATCCGGTTGCCGTTCGCCCCCGTGCTGCTATTGGTCAACGTCAGGGTGATCGCCGCGCCATTAGCCACGGCCTGCATGGTTTGCGAAAAAGTGCTAATGCTATTAGCCAGCGCCGCCGCTGCTGTCTCCAGTGTATCTGTGCCGTAGAGTTGATACGTGTAGTGTTCTTGATCCCATGCGAGCTCTATGTAATCGGTGCCCGTGGCAGTACCCTGAAGCGTGAAAGTCGCTGACGCCGCTGTATACCCGCCGGTAACCGGCGTCGCGTGGCCGATCAACGGAATCATGTAAACCTGTTCTCCCGTTCCCGGATCGGCCCACACACGCAGATAAGGCCATGACACGGTCGCGTACAAATCCGAGTCAATGGGAATGCAATTAGTGCGGGTTTCCTGGTAAGAGAGTTGTAGCCCGCTGAGATCGCTGACGGGAAGATACCGGAATAGCGGGTGCTCGAAAACGTTGTCGCGATTCCATTCGACCACGGTCCAATCGAACTGCTGGCGCCACGAGCCTGAAACAGTGAAGCCGCTGGCGCTGCTGGCGCTCAGTGCCGCCACAGCCGAAGGCTGAAAGAAGTAACACTGTAAGTCTTGATTGGGAGTGAGTATCTGAAGCGTTGACATGTGTTTCGCCGTCTGGTCACAGTCGTAGGACCACGGTCAAATCTGATCCAGGGCTGGTTTGGCCAACCTCCGTGATAGCCAGGCTGAGTTGTGCCTGCGCCAACAGCGGCATGCCGAAGCCATCCACACTGGCCGACACTGTAGCGCCCGCTGGAATCGTAAGCGTGCAGTATGGCGCACCGTTCTGGCTCAAGGTCATCGTGATCGCACTTCCGGCGGGCGACTGCTTAACCACCGCGTAGATATCCTGCACCGCATGGGCCGCCTCCACCACTACGTTCGGTGCAGGATTGCTGTCCACCGCCAAGAAGCCCTGCACCTGTATGGAGTATTGTCCACCGGATAAAGTTCTGAGCCCGTAATCTGTGGATTGAGTCAGATTGATCGCATTCGTCGGGCTATTGCCGCGTGAGTTCGTGACCATCAATACGGCGCTGGCCACTTTCGTATTCGGTAAGGCGATCGGGAAGCTCCAGTTACCGCTAAGCGGGCTACCGAAGAAACCCAATGGGAAGGAAGCCACCACCACAGTGCTCAATAGATGATATACGGCAGTCTGTGCGGCATGCGCCACCGCGGTCGTCCCGTGCATTGCGCGCGTAACCTGGTACTGCAGTCCGTTATTCTGCACCGCCGTGACCTGCATTACCTCCGCCTGCACTTGTACGAACGATCCAGCCGTCCCCGTACCGGCCTGCGATAGATTCAACACGGTGTCGGTCGCGGCCATAGCCGTGGCTAAAGAAAACGGTGTAGCTCCAACCAATTCGTCCCAATAGTAGATGGTCAGTGTGCCCGCCGTCACACTGGTGGTATTAGTCGGAGTTTGGAATGCCACACCGCTGAGTTCCACAGTGCCGTTTTGTAAGGGCGAAGCTCCCAGCCCGAACACGGGCTGTGGCGGCGCCGCGATGTCTCCCAACCCTCCGCCGCCGACCGTCCAGCGCGTCAGTGTGCAGAGTAGCGGCGGCCCTTCCAGGTTGTTGGCGTTCGCCCCCCGGCCCTCTATGTGCAGCGTGACTCCGGTCTCATTAGGTATCTCAAACTGGACCGGGCTGGTCTTGGTAGCGGCCGCGAAGTGCCATCCGGCTTCCGTCACCACCCAGAGGCTCGTCGCATCCGGTGCCACACCCCACGGCTCTGTCAAGGTCAACGTGGTCGCGGTATTGGATGCAATCGTATATTCCTGGTCCGCGCCGGTTCCCGATATGATTCTTACAATCATGCCGGCGTAGTTGACGCCACCCATTTCCGCGGTAGTGTTGCCAATCGAGTTCGCAGTAACAATGGTGGCGGCGTATTCCGGCTGCAGTTCCAACCGCCAGTAGAAATTTGCGTGATCGAAAGCCGGGTCGGGTGGCGCGTAGACCTGTGCAGGTAATCCCGTATCTGTGAAGCTCGGTGCCAGAGGCTGGTTCGAAGCGATCCGGACTAACTGTTGCGGACTGGCGCCCCTATATACGTTGAATCCTTGCGTGCCTGACGCGAAACTCAGTCCCGTAAGAGTCACGGTGTTCGTGTTGGTCCCGGGTGGGATGCTGGCGAGCACCACGAACGACATCACACTTTCGTTTCCCGCCGAATCTACCGCGCTGACCGCGTAATACAGCACCTCGTTCCCTGCCAGCGTTCCACCCGCCGCCGCGATAACTGCCGCCAGACTCAGCACCGGCACGGCGGGCCCGCCCTGCGGTACCGGCGGTGGAACCGCGAAGCCCACGGTCAGTTCTTCGTTCACGCCCCCGTCGGTCGCGTTATCGGAACTCTCGGCGATCTGGTATTGAATGTTCCCATTGGAATCGACCGTATTTCCGAGCAGCGGACGAGGCACACCCACCCCGGCGTTGGGCTGCGGCGTGGCGCCTGTTTGTCCCGGTATCTGGCCGTTCGTATCCAGGTACCACGAGTCTTGATAAATCTGCGCCGTGATCTTCGTGATCCTGTAATTGGCGCCCGGCGCAATCTTTACAATTCGAAACGGCTGCCGCTCAAACCCTTCTTTCAGATAGGTTACGGTGATGATATCGCCGGGTACCAACCCGAGCGCTTTGATGCTCGTTTCGAAAGTGATGTAAGTGTTTCCGGCGATTGCTTTATCCAGGGTAAATTGGAGAATTCGCGCGGCCTGATCGTAGTTGGGTATCCCCAGGGCCATTAGAGATGTGGTGATCGCCTGGCCAGTCAGGTCGACATCGTCCACGTCTACCACGAGCAAGCTGTCTTGCTGATACGAATTGAATGCGTCCTGAAACTCCACCGTCACCTGGTTCGGTGAATCGGCGATGCTTCGGGATGTAACTTGAACACTAGGCTCTCCGTTCGCCTTTCGGAGAATGTTCGCAACGCCCGTCGAGCCGTCGCTGAATTCATAACTCGGCCAACCTCCATTGAGCGTCTCCGTGCTATTGCTCCACGCCACTTGCGTTGGCTGTTGCAGTGCGATCGAGTTTTCCACTTGCAATTGCAGTAATCCGCCGACGCTGTATGTGAACAGTAGTCTGGAGCCATTCCGGATCCCGCGAATCACGTCTCCCGCGTTGCGCCGCCATTGAAGGCACAAGTTACATTGAAACCGCGGAATCATGATGTTATTTCCGTTCAGATCCTGCGTCTGGATCTGCTGGTCGCAAAACGCCGCCGTCGCCGCGAACGTCGCCAAATCAATGCTTGCCGTGCCCCATCCGCTGCGCTGCAGAATATCCAGCAGGATCCATGCGGGGTTGGCAGTGAAGGCCGTAGTCTGATAAGTGCCATCCGCGGCGTAGATCGGCAACTGCAAACCATCCGCCAAAACCTGAACTGCAGGTAGTGACTGGCCGTTATTGATCTGGTTAGGCACTACCACCGAAAGATAGGCCATGCTGCCATACGGATCGCCCGCCGGGTTACGTGCCGCGTCCGTGAAATCCGGATTGAAAGCGCCATTGCGGCCTCCCAGGCTGACCACGCTGTACCAACCGGTCGCGGTCATATTCTTGCCGGATTGTGCCAGGGGAATTTGGATCTGGTTTACCAGAACCATTTGCACGTCCTGGATCGGACCCATTCCCAGCAGCACTTCCATATGAGTCAGATTGCCGTCGTTTCGGGTGAATACGATAGGTGGATAATACCAGGCTGTGCCATACAGTAAAGGCACAAAATCGTTATAGATTGCGACGTTATCGTCAACCGGGGCGTACTGCCATCCTGTGCCGTAACCTCTTACTTGAATCGATGAAGGTACAAATTCCAGTCCGCCGAACCGGTTGGGGCCGCTGAACATTCCGCGCGCTTCACAATCTGTTCGCGTGTAGGCGCACGTAGTGTAGGGCGCCCCGCCCACCATGCTGCCCACGCCTCCCGTCTGATCCGGCGAATACCCGCACGGGTAGAACAGCGAATACTGCCCGCTGCTACCGCCGCTCACCGCTTCCTGCCTCTGCTGGGCCGTGCCGGGAAACAGCCACGGACACCGTCGTTGAATCCGTACCGGCGGCATCAGCACTCTCTGCATATTCATTTGGTTGATTGCCGAGAGTTGGAAAAGCGATTCCGTGCTTTGGTCTGGCGGATTGACTGTTCCCTGGAATAAGACGGCGCTGTTGGAAGTGGGTGCATTCTCAAGCAGGTTGTAAAAGAGGAATGTAACTGTCAGCGTCGCGCCTTTCCATCCCACTGACCGTTCCAATTCCGAGAAGTATGAATCGGCGTTAGCCATCGACAATGAAACGCGCGGAATCGCATCCACGCCTTGATCCGACGCCGTCTGGACCTCAAATAGGTTGTGTTTCATCACCCGCGGCGCGTAGGTGTTTCCGCCGTAAATAACCTGGTGAGTACTCCAATACTCGGCTTGCCCATTCGATAAGACGCAGTTGAACAGGAGCAGCGGCGTATCTGTAACCGCCAACTCCTTCAGATCATATATACTCAACATTGACGATATCCAACTCGCAGGAGTGACGGCTTGGGCCTACTGTGGTAATGGTCAGCGTGTCGTCGCGAAAGCGCGCGTTAGTGTAGACGCCACCGGTTTCAGCCGTCGTCTTATACTCGGAAGCCGCGCCCTGCGCCTCCACTTGCATGCCAAAGATGTTCACCGTGCTTTCCGGATTGAGAGCGATCCCGAAGCTGATCGAATCGGCTGTACTCTGCAGTTGCCCCGCCGAGATCGCCCGTGTCCACTGCGGTCCAATCGCGCACGCATCGCTTTCCCCACCTCTCACCAGCCACAACTGCGTGTTTTGGCTGCTGCAGACATATACGCTAAGGCAGTAATCTAACCAAGCCGGTGCCTCGATTAATTGTTGGAGAGTAAGTGTAGCGGCCGTCGCGTTGCTCACTTGATACGCCGCCGTACCTCCGAACGGATCGGCCACGCCGCTTGTCAGTGTCAGCAGCGGATCCGCTTGCCAGACTGCCTGATTCTGTTGCTCGCTCCACGCCAGTAGATTGTCCACGGGATCCAGAAACGTGAACGGCGTCAGACTCCCTTCCACGTTTTGGAACAGGGCCTCCAGCGCCGCCAGTTCCTGATCGCTCATCTCCTCAAAGGATAGGTGCCACGCAGTGACCGCGGCGCCCGGATCTGCGAGCTTTACCTGGTAGTTTTGCAAGCTCTGATTCACCACGGTCCTTGCAACCCGCTGCCGCTGCGCGGGAAATTGGCCCGTCGCGCCCGATGAAAGCTGCGGAAAGTAATTCATCTCAAGCCCTGTTCTCGCATACGGTCAGTGCGGCGATCTTGCCCCGCATCTCTCCACGTAACTGAAATCCGAAGGTATCCGCCTTCAAACTGCAGTTAGGGTACACGGTCCCGTCCCACGGGTCGGTAAAAGAGAAACTCCCGAATCTCCCCTGGTTAGTAAGAAAGAATTGGTCGATAGCGGCGAGTTCCCCCTCGTCCAACAAATCGAGCTGGATGGTCCACACATGCAACACCGAAGGGTAATCGCGAAACCGCTGCTCCGTGCCGTCCAGAAATCGGATAATATCGGTGCTGAACTGCAACGTCCGCTTACCCGGATATTGCATGACCGCCCCGGTTTTTAGCGTGGGAAACATTGTGTCACAGGCTCGCCACCACGTCGTTTAGCGAATTCATGTTCAACATCGCTTGCCGCACCGCTTGCGCAATATCGTCGCTGCGGTCGAGAAACGATTGGCTGTCCATCGCTTGTACTTGAACGGTGATCTGCTGCCCCCCACCAGTTGTTCCGCCAGTTCCCGCCGCGCGCGGCAAACCGTTCTCCCCCCAACTGACTGGCTGGTTATCCGTTGTGGATTCAAGACTCAGCGATGGGGGAAGAGAGTAAGGCGTTAGCGGTGCGGGTTGTTGCGACCCTCCGCCACCAAACAAGCTGCTAAACAGTGAGATGAGCGGCATCAGTGTAAGTCCGCCGCCCAGAAACTGGCTCGCTGTGTTGAGCGCCCCCGCCGCCTCGCTGGCCGTGCTGCTGCCTTTACCTTGAGAGTTCACCGCAAGCGCGTCCGTATTCGCGCTGGTCGCCTGTGTCTCCGTACTGATCGCTTGGGTGGCCTGTGTTAAAGCGTCCGTCAGCCCTTGGTCGCTTGTGCTCAGAAGGCCGGCGGGCGCCTGTCCGCTCGTCCCCGCGGAGCTACCGGCCGCCTGATTAAAGGCCGCCAAGATCGTTTCTTGTGAGCTACCGGCCATTTCTCCTCCGTGGTGCAGGCTGGCGCGCGGCTTCTCTCTCTCCGAGTTGGTGTTCTAAAATCAGAAAAGCTTCCACTTCGCGCGCCCCCAACCCATCGATTCCCTGTTGCCCTAACTTACGCCTCACTAGGTACTCTTCCACCCAGGCGATACTCTGCGCTGTAACAAACGATTTCGGGCAGACATTAGTTGCTATGTTGTCTCTCGCCCACACTACTCGCGCAGGCGTTTCCAGCGCCTCCGGTATCCAGCCACATCGGCGCTTTATCTCCAGGCCGGACTTCCTGCAGGTCGCGCACTCCCAACCGGCCTGGTCGGAGAACTGAAAATGAAGTGCGACGATTAGTTTTTTCTTTCGGCTTCCGACAACCCACACTGGTGCTTGATAGCAGCTAGCGCCTCTCGAAACAGATCTTCCGGACCGCTTGCGGCTAATGACTCGGGAGTAGCCGCTAGCCCGTCCACCTCCAGCCCGGTGACGTCCTTCAAGCCCCAGAGCGCATAAATCCGGTCGATCTCAGAGGCGAGCAGTGCGGCTTCCATCTTATCGGCGGGAGCGTCTCCCGCTTCCAGAAACTCCTTCCGCGCCGCCAACTCCCGGATCCGTCGAGTCAACTCCACGCGCCTGCCGAATGACATCTTCGCGACCGTATAACTTACACCCACTGCCAGTTTTGAATCGACTATCTCGTAACTCAAGTATTCCATGTCGCTAACCGAATGCCACCACGATCTCGTTGTTCACCGTACCCTGTGCCTTCGACCCCTGAAATTTCCATTGCAGCCGATTATCGCTATCGTCAAACTCAGGCACCACAGGGACCACGCTCATCATGTAAACCCCAACCACTTGCCCGGTCTGTTGGCCGAGCTGGAACATCAGGCTGATGGGCGCCTGCTGCCGCGCCGCCTGATACAATCCTTGTGTTGCCGTATCGTTCAGTTCGAACAGGCTGACGGCGGCCGTCACTGACCGCGGCCCTGGCGCGATCGCCAACGGCAGGTTGCTTCCGAATTCCATGGATCGCATGTCCAGGCTATTGTCTAGCTGAAATGTCCCGCTCGTGATCGTATAAAACTGCCCGGGAGTGCTGCCCAGCCATGCCTCGCCCATATTGCCCGGCACGATCGCGTAACTGAAGGCCCCCAGTGCGGGTTCCATAGGAAAACTTGTGAGTTGCCCTTGCCCGCTCGAGAAACTGGAACTGTCGATCAAGTCCTGAGCCATGCCGCTGAATTCAAACTGATGAAAGTCGCCATTCACTTTCACGGTCATCCGGTTTACCGCCGCCCCGCAAAGAAGTCTTTGCAGCGCCGTGCTCGGATCCCAGTAATCGAAGATACTCACGCTGGGCAGTTCCGTCGCCGGAAAGTAGGAGATGCTTGCCGCGATGGCGGCGCCCGCGGCCGGAACGGTCGAAAAGGGCGCGTTCACCTGGACGGAGGTTGGGCTGCCAATCACCGTCACAAACCGGATCTCGCCGTTGAATGACACACCTTGGCTAACCGAAAGTCCATGCGCCGCGGCAAAATTGATCGTCGAGGCGGTGCATCCTGCCGCCGCGGCCCCGCCGGCATAGACCGCCGGAGTGGCCCCCAGGCTGGCCTGAAACAGCGGCCCATACGCTGGACCGGAGTTTTGTCCGCCCCAGCTCGTCATATAGGTCGTCACATCGAAGGTGGTGTTGCGCCGCAACCCCGCCGGGATTCCCACAAACGTTCGACTCCCCGTTTTGTCCCGCCGGTCGGCCGTCTCCAGCTTATTCTTCGCTGTCAACTTTACGGCTGGAAACCGGTTCTGCGCCGTAATTACCGGCGTCTGTCCGTAGTTACTCTCCAGTCCGGCATAGAAACGGTTCGCGTTGGATGAAATATACGATGACATAACTTTAGTCGCTCACTCCCACATCGAACGTGACTTTTCCTATCTGGATGAAGTTTTGTCCGCCATGTTTCACCGCGCCCAAGGCAGCTTCATAGCATCCCGCATAATACATTCCTTCCCCCCAGTCGCCCCTGTTCTGATCCAGCACCTGCGTTACCGCATCGACATATGTCTGTAGCTGCTGCTCGATCCCGCCCAGCCTGTCTTGCGACACCCGCACCTCGATCGTCATCGCCGCCTTTCCGGAGAAGTTCCTGAACTTCTCCTTGAGCTGGTTCACGATCTTTTCGCAGTAGACGCTCACCGTCGGATACTGCACTTCGGTGCTCCGTTCCGCGATCTCCACTGATGCGTTCTGAGCCAGAATCTGATTCGCCCCCAACTGCGCCGCCGTAGTATTTTCAGCCTGCGCCAACGTCAGGATGCACGCATTTAGCCCCTGCGGCGCGCCCAGCAAACTGATGACCTGCGCGGTTACCGTACTGCCTACCCATGCCATTCGCTAACCTCTCTGAATCAAGCGCGGCAGCGCTCGCAGATAGTCCGGTGCTTGTCCTGAACCGGGAGCTTGCCCCAAAGTGGATACCGGCGCAGCCTGCACCCAAACTTGATCGGTCGGCAGCGGCGATGGATTCTGCAGTGTAAGTGTGGCCGCCGCGAGGCCCACATATACATTCCACCCGGTCGCATTAGGCGGCTGAGTCACGGGCTGCGCTACCATCGCGGTTCCAGCCACCGTGGTAATACTGCTCGGATTACTCGGCTGTCCTTCCTGCCCTTCCACATTCAGCCACGAAGAACTCACGAAGAAGGTCGTCGCCGGTTGACCGCCCGGGATCGATGACAGTTGCGGTGGCGCTGCCTGCGGCACTGGGTCCAGCGCGATCCCTACGCCGCTCTGAATCAACTTACTCAGTGCCCACTTGGCCAGTTGTGCGAATTGGTCCCGCTTGGCCTTGTAACGGTCATTGAGTTGATTGAAGTAGACGTCTTGATAAACCAGTACCAGGCTTTGGAAGACATGCCAAAGCTGCAACGGCGGCGTAACCACGATGTTATTCAACTGCGGGCTGGGCTGCAGCCAGAACTGCCAGTCGCAAGCGCTGCTGCTTTGTAGCAGCGTGGTCAGCTCGATCCCCAGCTCTTGCTGTGCAATCGCCAGCTTTTGGGCCAGATCGATGTTCTCGGTTTGCGCCGTCGCCAGAACGTAGGAGTCCTGATTCATCAGATCCTGAATCGTCGAGATGCCGTCCGTAAATAGCGCCATCGCACCAGCCTATTCCTTGCCCGGCTGCACAGTGCCCTTCAGCCTGCGCAGCTCATTCGGAGAAACCACTGTGAATTGCATGCGTGAGGCAGCCGCCGCCTGGTCCGCCTGGCGCTTGGCCTCGGCCTTCTGCTCCTGGAATTCCTGCGCTTCCTCGGCGGTCGCCACACGAGCATGCCCTTCGACGATCATCCTTGCGGCTAGCCGGCGCGGCGCCTCGGTGCGCACTCCCGCCCGGCCGCCATCCTGGGTTTCCAGGCTCACCAAAACCACCGCGGGGTCCTTTAGAGCGTCTTCGGTTTCTCGAATTTTCCTGTAATAGATTTGTAGGTCCATATTTGTAAGTCCAAGCCCGGCTCAAACGGTTGCCTCATGGGGGCCGGATCTGTCCGGCCCCTCGTCGTCGACTGACTTCCTGTTACAGTTAGGTGTTCACCTGGACGCCGAAGTTATTGCGAATCACCGCGCAGCCGTACAGCACATCCACTGTGAACTGCTGCGCCAGCGTGTTCGGCTGGTAACTCATGATCACGCGCATCCCGAAGTTACCCATCTCCGCATAGTGCGCCACCGCGCCCGTTCCATAGAGCGGTTGCGGCAGCCGGCGGATGACCAGCCCGATCGCGTTTTTCGTGAAGGCCAGGTTATGCGTCGTCATCGGCGAGCTGCCCGTGTACGAGATATACTGCGAGCGCATCACGTAGAAGTCCTTGATCTTTCCCACCGCGCCGTCGATCAACGCCCGCAATCCGGCTTGGCCCGCCGTTTCGAATTCGCTGAAACGCTCGATCTGCCGTAACTGTGAATAAGTCGCGGCGTCCACCACCATGTACTTCGGTTCCGACGGTGGAACTTTCGCCGAGAACAGAGCGCTTTCCGCCTGGTCGATCACCGCCTCCACGATGGGCGTTCCCGGCGTGCCGACCGGCGTATTCGCCGTAAGACCGGCATACAGACTCAACAGGCTGGTCTCGATGCTTTCCGCGATCGCCACCACCGCCGGATGCATGTAGACCTGCAGCAAATCCGGAACGGCCAGCACCTTAGTAACATCCGGTATCTGGAAAGTAGCTTCGGCGTGTGTGTTCAGCACGATCTGCGCGTTCCCCAGGTTCGGGTTCTGCGGCTGCACCGTCCCGCCTTCCGCTATGTTGTTGGCTACCAGCACCGGAGGTATCGGTATATTCACCGTATCTCCCGCCTGCGCCAATACGGGTTCGTAATCGCGGTTCACCAGGTTACCCATCACCAGGTTTCCGACCAGGGCGGGCAGAGCGTCCGCCGCCACCAGCTTCACAATTGCGCTGGCTACGTTAGCTGAAGTAATTGTTGCCATTCGTTCTCCTAGATTAAGCAGGCCTTCCTGCCTGTCTTTTGAAAATCAGGCATTCCTGCCTGTCCCGCCTATACCCCTCGTAAGTTTTGCGAAGCGACGCGCAGAATCTCCTTCCGCACCCGCTCCATCTGTTCGGCGCTCATCCCTGGCCGGATGCCATCTATGTCCACGCTCTCCACGCCTTCGCGCGGCGCTTTGTGCGTGGCAGTAATTCCCGATCCGCCCGCGATTCTGGCCGGCAGAAATTCCGGATTCTCGCCCACGAAATTGGTGAGATACTCCTTCAGCGGCACTTCGCCTTCGTCGCTGCGAGCCAGCAGGCGGCCATCCTCCGAGCGGAAGACGCCATCTTGCACCGCCCTGTAGGCCAAATCGATCTTGGAAACACCCAGCCGCTGTAACTCGGCGCGGATAGCTGAACTTCTCTCCGCGTGCTCCGCCGCCTGGCGGCTGCGCTTGCTCTCTTCCTCCACCTCGCTCAGCCGCCGCTCCAATTGCTCGCGCCGTCTGCGTTCCTCCACCAGTTCCGTCTTATAGGCAGGCTCGCTCTTGGCCTGCTGCTCCTGCAGGAATTCCTGGATTGCCTGCTTCACGATCGCTTGCACGTCTCCGTCTTCCATACACGCCCCCATCAGTTCTGCGACTCGATCTCTTGCGCAATCTGAGTCTTGATCTCCTGCCTTACATCCGACAGGAATTTAAACGCCAGCTTCTTGAACACCTGTTTCTTCAATGTCTCCGATTGGATTCCCAGGCTCAGCAGCTTGCCGGCATCGTCCAGCTCGTTACTGAAGTCGCCTATGTCGAATTCATCCAGACCCGAAACGTCGATCGAGATGTTGTCCTGGCGTGCCGCGGCAATGGCTCTCAGCACTTGCTTCATCGTTTCTTTCACCGCGGCGCCGTACGCCCGCAACACCTCCTGCGTAATACTGAAGTCGCGCTGCTTACTGGCGCCCGATTGGTATTGCCCCGAGTCCGAGCTCACCGCGTGCGTCAGCAGATAACAGACCCTGTAAATTTCATCCTTAAGTTGCAGTAGGTTATCGGCGGCGATTTGATAGACCTTGCCTTCCGGCTCTGTCCAGCCGAATTTGTCGCCTGGAGCCAGTTGAATGAAGTACGATTCGCCGACAATCTGATTCCATTCGCGCTCCGAATAGATCACTGGAGATGCAAACAGCCCCATCGTGAGCGCCCAGGAAAGCGCATTCGATTTGTTGAAATGCTCCAGTTGCAGCAGAGCCGCCTTGTTCATCAGCCAAAGCCCCTCGGTCACCTGCAAGGGAAAAACCGGCACCCGATTCTGGCCGGCCAGCCCGTGAAATCCTTCATCCACCATCCGGACTTCTTTGTCTTTCAAGCGCTGGAATACCTGGAAGCGTTGCCGGTCGTAGTACACCCATCGGGTCTCGCGTGACCAGTCGTTGTCGGTGACTTTCGACTTGCGAAGTGACGAAGTCCGGATCACTACCCATTCCAAGCCCCCTCGATCGTCATAACTCCAGTTGATTAATTCCTCCGGCGAGTAGTCCACTAAGTAAGCGCGCGAACGGCCGAGCGCATCCTCTTCCGCCCGATTATTAACCGAGGCCGGCGACCGCGGAAAATCTACCACGATGTAGCTCCGCCCCTGTACCAGCGTTTGCACGATCCGCTGCCGGAAGAACTCCGCGAGCGAGGTGCCTTTCAAGTCGCAGTCTTCGGCAAATATGTTGTAAAACCCTCGCGCAGCCTCGTCGCTGCCATCGAATACCAAGGCCGCCTCACGCCGCATCAGCGTCGCCGCGTACCAATCGATAATCGAGCCGGCATAGTTCTCGTAAAACACCCTGCTCAGCCGCTCCGCGTAGATATCGTTGGGCTCTTTGTGTCGTCTCACCAGATACTCGAAGGCGTTCTCCCGCATCTGCTCGCCGCCGGCATACAGGTCCCTATACTTCTTCCACATGCACTTCTTAACGGCATACTCGGGGTGCTCCCGGTCGATATTCAACATGTGGGCCTCAAATCAACCGCTCCCTCTGTTCTCCTACCGCCGGTTGCGGACGGCACTCCTGCCACAGCAGATAGCCCAACGCGTCCGATAGATGTGTCCGCCGCCGGTCTTTGTCTTTATCGATTGCATTGCTGTCTGCTTTGTACGACACTTGTTCGAAATCCTTAATCAACTCCTTGCACTTAGGGTCCACCAGTAGCCTCACCTCGCCCGCCGCCGATCGAAGCTTGGTGTTGGTCAGCGTGATTCGCTCCCGCACGCTCGGGTTCGCCTTCGGTATCTTGTATTTCACGTTGGCTCCGTAATTCGCCCAAAAGTACTGCCTCACAATTTGGTAATCCGAGTCGCCCGTCGTTTGCCGGTTGTTTCCCGACGCGTCCCCATAAATTGCCAAACCGCCTTGGTGGTTGGGAAAGCGCTTACGGAATTGTTCGCAAGCCTCCTGCGTGCTCGCGTGCCGCAAGGCGATCTCGTCTAACACCAGCACCGTCCCGCCTTCCATCTGCGCAACAACTGATGACATCGGATCCACATTGAAGTCCAGTGCCCATAGCAGCGGCCGGCTGGGGTTGAGTTGCAGGCTCCGCACGTGATCGGCGCGGCAGAACGAGCTGTAAACCAGCCCCCCTTGCAGACTGAGATACTGACCCAGTGCTTCCTGCTGGAAAAAGGTGTCATCGTAGCTTTCCTTCAGGCGGTCATAGAAATCCGGGACCTTGTCCAGCACGAACCGGTTCTCGTATGGCTCCGCCAGTACCACCGTGTACCCCGCCACCCGATCCGCGATGAATCTCTGGTACACCCAGTCGTATCCTTTGGGTGTCCACACCGCAAAGCCGCATAGCTTGGTCGCTTCCGGATCCCGTAACCTTGCCTCCAACCGCAGCCAGGAGTTCTCCGGCGAGTAAGTTAATTCGTCGAGTCCGAACCACGCCAGGTTAGTTCCGCGCAGCCGCTCAAAATCGTCAACTGGCCGGAAAATGATGCGTGACTCATTCGTCATCGTCAGCATGTTCTCAGCCTTGTTAAAGCTGTACTCGATGTTATTGCCGTCCAAAATCTCGAACAGCGCGGTCTGTGTCGCATCCCGTAACATCGGGTAAGTGGGCGCGCCGATGAGCCCCAGCCTGCCCTTATTCAAAGTACAGAGCCGTAAAGCTTCCTGGCAAAGCGCCTGGCTTTTTCCGGAAGCCACCGGCCCCGAAAAGCCCTTAAATCGCGCCGCGCTTTCGTGAAACACACGCTGCGATGGCAGCGGCACGTAGGTTACTCCCCAGGGGTCGGTGGATCCATCGCGGATTCTATCCAT